GTCATAATCTTGATTCCTTGTATCGCTCTGCATGATTGCTCGGCTGATAACTTATAATGCCTTACTGGGGATTATGCGGCGCGTTGCCAAATGCTTTTAACTCCGGATGATCCGGACTAACTCCCTCGATCTCCTTCGATCTCCTAGAACCTAAACGACCTAGCCTAGGGCAAAACCGTATGCTGGAGGGGGGTATGGGGCAAACGGGCGTAACTCACGCAAGGTGGGGTGTGCGTATTTAAAGACCCCCTCGAAAACTAGAACCATTTTTCCCAAAAGTTGGGACAACTCCCAAAAAAATTACCCCAAAAAAAAATTCCATCTAAGAAAAATTCCTAGTGCGTCACTGAAACGTAGGTGTGGTGGGGCTTTGGGTGTGATTTGTACAGAATTGGCTTGTGCTAGCTGGTGGTGTGTTTTTTCAGGGTGTGTATATAAGGTGCTGGCTTTATTGTGGTAGTATTTAATTTCGCTCCTACGAAAGATTCTAAGGGGCGTTTGTGTTCGACCCTATATGTTGGCATCAGATTTGTTTAAACGTGCCGTGAGCGAACGATTTGACCCCTTCCTGCTACATATCTGTCGTATTTCCGTCCTATTGATTGGTCATACTGCTCAGAATAGGGCAATTTGTGAGTTGGATAGACCCCAAAAAAATTTTTAAAAAATTCCCCACGGAATGTTTGGTCGTCCAACAGGGTTTAAATCCACCCATCGAATGGACGTAATTTTATTTCGTAAAAACTCTGGATCGGGATGGCGTTTTCGCCAGCTCAGGATTGCGTCAGCATTCCGGCTTTTTCTTTTCTTGTTACGAAGTAATTCTTTTTTTTTTAACAAGGTAGAGTGGGAGACTTTTAAATCTCTAGGGATTATTAACCTAACAAATGGACGCTATCCCTTGTGGTTGCTGGGATGTGGCGTTATTTTCTGGCAAATCTCCTGCGTTTGGCCTCTTGCCGATTTTAAAATCCCCCAGAGAAAGAGAGAAACCCCGTAAACACTTGGTCTCTCAGGTTAGTGTCCACTAACATAGTGGCATTCTGAAACACATAGTAAGTTTAGCTATCTGATGGGTTGGGATTACGATCCTCTGCGCCATACGCTGAAGCCCCGAAACAACTTGGTCTAGCAGGTTAGGAGATACTAACCAAAATACTGAGATTATGGGCTGATTAGGGCGTTTACCTGTCCAGCAGGCGAACAGGTCGAAAGTACCTGTCCAGCACGCGAACAGGTCGGGGTTGTATTGATTGTCTTTACCAAATTAGCTAAATCCGCGTAAACACTCGGTCTACAAGGTTAGTAACCACTAACATAAGTAGCGACCTGTCCAGCACGCGAACAGGTACCTGTCCAGCAGGCGAACAGGTCGGTGTTATTTTTTGTACTGGTTACTGCGCTTCTGCTTAATCCCCCCCAAAACCCCACATCATCTCCCCTTAGTATGACCCCCAAAAATCACCATCATTTAGGGACGTAATTCCCTGCCGATTGTGCCATTAATCAGGGTAATTCATAAAATGCTGCGCCTCTGCCGAATACCTACGCTTATATACGTTTCACTACACTTAGTGACAAGCACTAATCTCCTAGGATTAGGGGTAACTAACTCAAAATATACTGCATGGTTAGTTACCCCCCCCAGTCTCATGAAATAAATAGAGTTTTTTAATATATTGGGTTGACGGAGTGCGCACGACACTATAATAAAGGGAATAGATTCAGGCGTAGTGGCTGAATCTCTTCAGTAATGAAGAACTAGCTAAGCGATTTCCTCCTAGATCGTTGCAGTCTTCCCCGCCGTCTTCCTAAGCCGAGCGGGGATTTTTATATCCGCAAACAAAATCTTATGTTGGAGGCCAAATGGCTGACCAATACTCAGTCCAAAGCCGAAGCGGCGCTAAGAAACGAGAAACTCCTTTAACCTCTGAAGAAAAGAAAGCTTGGTCTGTCAGACTTAAAAGAGAGAAGGAAGAAGACGCTATCATCGCTGAAAACAAGGCGAAAGAAGATCGGCGCAAAGAAAAATTCAAACGCTGGTGTTCTCGTAATGGACTAAAGAGCGCACAGCAAAGACACGGTGGCCAGATCCTTGAAGAGACAGGGACATTGCTTACCGTGCGACAAGAACATTTCCTAATGTCTTATATGGTTGACTTTAATCTTTCTCGTGCGATGGAAGCAGCGCAGATCATCCAGAAAAAAGTCGCCGTTAAGATATTAAACAAACATCATTCAAGGTTATTTATGCAAGAGCGAATGACTGAGCTTAAAGAAAAGTCACTGATAGACGAAGAGATGGTCGTCCGTGGTCTTATCAAAGAGGCAAAGGACATGGAGTTCGGTTCGCCCGGATCTAGGGTCACTGCTTGGACTCAGTTAGGCCGTCACCTTGCCATGTTCACTGATAAGAAAACCGTGGACTCTAGGGTAGCCATTGAATCTGTTATCGCTGACCTACCTTCTTTAGATGATGACTCAGAGTTTGCTATTGAGGGTGAGTTCACACAAGCGCCATCAGTATCGTCAGTTGATGACATTGATAAGATATGACACCGGCAGAACAAAAAAAGCTTCGGGCGTTAAAGACTAACTTCCCTTACTTCGCTAAGTCATGTCTGAACATCAGAACAAAGAAGGGTGATGAGAAAAGATTCGAGCTTAACAAAGCTCAGAACTACATTCATAAAAAGTGTGAGGAACAGCTAGCCAAGATTGGAATGGTCAGAGCATTAATTCTTAAAGGCCGTCAGCAAGGATGTTCCACCTACACTGAAGCTCGTTTCTATCACAAGGTTAGTCAGAACCGAGGTAAGCGTGCATTCATCTTGACCCATGAGCATGAAGCCACTGCCAACTTGTTTGACATGGTACGCCGTTATCATGACGGCAATCCTTTCGCACCATCGGTCTCAAGTTCTAATGCTAAAGAACTCATGTTCGACAAGATAGATTCTGGTTATAAGGTGGGTACTGCGGGTAACAAAGCGGTAGGCCGATCTCAAACCCTACAATTATTTCATGGATCAGAAGTTGGCTTCTGGCCCAATGGTGAAGAGCATTTAGCTGGCGTCTTGCAAGCGGTTCCTTCTGAGTCTGGTACTGAAGTTATTCTCGAGTCAACAGCCAACGGTGTTGGTGGTGTTTTCTACGAGATGGTTCAAGCAGCTCAACGCGGTGAGGGTAACTATCAACTCATCTTTGTGCCTTGGTTCTGGCAACCTGAGTATGTGATGTTATGCCCAGTAGACTTTGTAAGAACTAAACAAGAAGAGCAGATGGTTGAGAGCTTAGGCTTAACAAACAATCAGCTTTACTGGCGGCGCAATAAAATCATGGAGCTACGCTCTGATGAGTTGTTTCGACAAGAGTATCCGATTTCAGCGAACGAGGCTTTCATTTCCTCGGGTCGAAGTGTGTTCGTATCTACATGGCTTATGGCCGCAAGAGATGAATGTTACTCCCCAACGATGACAGCTGACCTTCAGATTGAATCACAAACATTGATTGAAAAAGAGGATGGCTGTTTAAGAGTCTGGGAAGCCCCTCAATCAAACAAGCGTTATGTGATCGGAGCTGACGTAGCAGAAGGTTTAGACAAAGGGGACTTCTCTTGTGCAGATGTCCTTGATGAGAATGGTGACCAAGTTGCCCAGTGGCATGGAAAGATTTCTCCTGATCATTTCGGAGACCTATTGTATGCATTGGGTATGTTGTACCGAAGAGCCTTTATGGGTGTCGAGCGTAACAACCATGGACTCACCACACTGACTATATTGAAGAACAAAGGTTACCCCAACCTTTACATGCAAGAAGAGCTAGAGCGGGAATACGATGGAAAGCAATTCAAGAAGGTTGGATGGCTAACTACCTCTCGTTCAAAACCTTTAATTATCGACAACCTCGCATCCATCACTCGAGACTCCGAATCTGGCATCCGCTGTCTAGAGACGATTGACGAAATGGAAACCTACGTTGTTCATGCAAACGGCAGCACTAACTCAAGGCACGGTTATTACGATGACCGAGTGATGTCTTATGCCATTGCGTGCGAAATGTATCGCAGGATGCCTAGGAATTATGGCCGCACCGTGGTCAACATCAGACAGTTTAAAGCCGCTCAAACGGGTGTAGGGTATTAAATGATCATTGATTACAAAGAAGGTGAAGAAGATTCGCAAACTGACGAGCAAGCTGCCAATGAACAGGCTGCTGAGTCGTTAGGCGGAACGCTGCGCAACCGCTTTGTAGAGTGGAGCGATGCTCGTAAAGACATTGAAGAGGACTGGGTTAAAGACCTGCGTGCCTTTAATGCGCAATACGATGAGACGACTCAAGCTCGATTGTCTGCTGATCCTAACCGTTCACAAATTTATGTACGTCTCACGCGAGAGAAGACCATGGCGGCATACAGTCGCATCATTGATCTTTTATTTCCCGCTGGAGATATGCCTTGGAGCATAGAGCCTACCAGCGTCCCTGAGATGATGGATGAGCCGTCTATTGTTGAGCTACACCAACGGGCTATGTCTGAAGTAGAAGCCATCATGCAGCAGTTACAGGCTGAAGGTGGAGAGCTACAGATTGATCCAATGGAGTTGGCCAAGCAGCGTGTAGAAGAAGTCATGGAAGAGGCTGCTTCAGAAGCTCGAAAGATTGCAAAGAAGCGTGCTGAACTCATGACCATTGAGATGAAGGATCAGCTGGAAGAATTAAATTACGAAGGCGTGTACAAGAAAGCCATTATGGAATCTTGCATGCTTGGAACGGGTTGTGTGAAGGGTGCCACAGTCAAAGTGGAAACCAAACAACGTTGGGCAGAAACGCCTGATGGTTGGATGATGTCTTCGGAAGAAATCGCAAAACCGAATGTCGAATATGTATCAATTTTCGATGTTTACCCTGATCCATACGCCGTTGATTTAAACGATTTATCTGGAGTCTTCCACCGGCATGTAATGACCAAGTATCAATTCCGCGAATTAAAGCGGATGACTGGTTTTAGCATAGATAATATTGAAGAAACTATTTCCGATAGTCCAGATGGAAATCATGTCGAGATGACTCATGAACAATCTCGCCGTCATATTTCTGGTCAGTTAATGAAGACAACATCGAATCGATTTGAAGTCATTGAATGGTGGGGTTTAGTTGATGGGGCAGATCTTGTTGAGGCTGGACTAGAAGTTGAAGATGAGACTCAAGAATACGAAGCTAACGTATGGGTCTGCGGATCTAAAGTGATCCGTGCTCGTTTAAATCCACATGAAGGTGGTGGTCTTCCATTCCAGTTGTTCCCATACGAGCGCACTCCTCACCAGTTATGGGGCACAGGCGTACCGAAAATGATGCGGGACTCCCAAGATACTATCAATGCAGCGGTAAGAATCTTCATTGATAACCAAGCAATCTCTTCTGGCCCTCAAGTTGAGGTGAATACGAACATGCTTCCAGCTGGAGCAGATGTAACTGACATCCATCCTTGGAAGATCTGGTTACGAGAAGGTGGGGATTCAGCGACACCCATGTTGCGTTTCTACCAGCCTCAAAATGTTTCAGCCCATCTGACCACAGTGATCGAGTTGTTTAGGCGATTTGCTGACGAAGAAACATCGATGCCTTCTTATAGTCATGGTGGACACACTCCGGGCATGACAAAGACAGCTTCAGGTATGTCCATGTTAATGGGTGCAGCCTCTATAGCGGTTAAATCAATTATTAAGAACATTGATGATTATTTAACGAGTCCTTTAATTTCCAGCTTATACGACTGGAACATGCGCTGGAACATAAAAGAAAATATTAAGGGTGACATGAAGATTGTGGCCCGTGGATCGACCTCATTATTGGCTAAAGAAGTACAGTCACAGCGTCTGATCCAATTTGCGCAGATGACAACCAACGAAGTTGATCTGCCATTAACAGATAGACGCGCTGTGCTTAGTGAAGTGGCTAAGTCGCTAGATCTAGACCCAGATAAGTTCATGCCATTAGATGATGATGCAACTATGCAGGCTCAAGCTGAGCAGCAAGAAGCTCAGAAGGCTATGCAAGAGCAGCATATGCAGTTAGATATGGCTAATCAAGCAGCTGAGACAGCTAAGTTAGAGGCTCAGGCTAAGAAAGAGCAGGCTCAGGCCATGCTTAACATGGTTGATGCAGAGACATTACCCGCAGAACGAGAGGCTGAGGCAGCTCGAGACAGGGCATACGCTATGCAAACTGCTCAATCCGTGCAGCAAGGCAGGACACCAGACGGATTTAGTCAGTAAATGTATGGAATACCATACTGAACGATACCAACCTGACCTTTGGTATCTCAGTATCGGTGGTGACGCCAGTAAATTTTATACCCTATCTAAATTAGTTAGGGCAGAGCTTGCAGTCAAGCACATCCGTAAAGGATTAAATCTAAATTTCCCAGAAAATCGACTAGCGTTTGCTGTTATTAAGCAGGCCGTAGCCGATTTAGCCCACATTAAACCCACGGTTAGGGTGAGTGCATGGTGCTATCTACTATCTCCAGACGACCTGTTCCTAGATGCCATCCAACTGGATGGGGATTACGTTCGTCTTGTGGTTAAGCAATATGGGTTGACCGAATGAATCAAAAACAATTACAGCGTTCAGAAGTTGAAGCTGTCATGTACCTCACATATAGCAGTCCAGATCACTGGAAGCGCTACAAAGAATACCTCCAACGCATGTATGACATTGCGAAGGAAGACATGGAGACGAACCCTCACGACCTTGGTGCTTATCGCACGCTACAAGGGGAATGTGCGGTGCTTCGTAAGCTGCTGCGGATTGAAGAAACCGCGCAGACACTCCTCAACAAATAGCTTTATTTTTTCTGGCTGGATAAGCAATTTTGCCCCAGCTGAATTGGAGCGGGTGAAGGAATTCCCGAAGAAGTGCCCCCCGAACAGGACAAGGCGCGGATCGGCCTGATACCCATCATTGCGGAGAGAGCAAGTGACACCAGAGCAAATAGACCGTTTAGAAGCGGAAGCCGATGAGGCGTTAAAGCAGGCTACAGCAACCCCCGAAACGGACAAGGTTGAAGCAGCTCAAGAAGCAGAGGCGCAAGCCAACGCTGATGAAATTGAAACCCAAGTGGTTGAACCAGAAGAATCCAAGGCGGATGAACCCAACGCAGATGAAGAGGTAGCGGCAGCTGCAACAGAATCTGAAGAGGACAATTCAGAAAACTTCGAGACTGATGGAGTGAGTATTAAGAATGCGCAACAGCGTATTCAGAATGCGCAAGCCTCTTATGAGAATGCACGCAAGAAGATGACGCAGGCGTCTATGGAAGCCTCGGAACTTCGCAAGCAGAACGAAGCCCTTCAGGCTCAGCTAGAGAACTCAAGAATGGTGGCTAAAGTCCCACCACTGATTCCTAGTGAAGCCCCACCACCAAGGCCGGAAGCGGCTGAGGCTGATGACCTTTCATCGTTCGTTAATGAATATGGTGAAGACTTCAATCCACTCGTAAGTAACATTCGCAATCAACAGCAGCTCATCAACAAGATGAGTGGGCAGCTATCCGAAATGGAGAAATCCCGACAAGCCTCGGCCAGTAAAACGGCACAAGAAGCTCATCGAGAAGCCATCATTGAAGGTCATGCAGACGCCTACGACATCGTTGATACACCTGACTTTCAGGGCTGGAGTTCTCGTCAACCTAAAGAGATTCAAGACATCCTCATCACAGGCAACCCTGAATCGGTTATTTGGATGCTCTCCTCGTACAAAGAGGCTGTAGGTGCTAGTCCCGTGAACGCTAAAGCGGACAAGCAAAAGCAGCTTTTGGACGATGCAAAGAAGGCGGCTGATCCGGCTGTTTCATCTGTTCGTTCCAACAACACTGGCCAAAAGACTACTCAGTTTACTCGTGAACAAATTAAAAACATGAGTCTTTCTGAGTATGAAAAGCATGCCGATCAAATTGATCAGGCCATGTTATCCGGTCAGTTATGACGAGTTAGGATTGATTCCCTTTCCTGACTCGAAAATTTATTTTCTAAACAAGGAGAAGGGCAATGGCACTTCCATTTGCAGACGGCTCAGGTGGCCGGTTTATACCTGAAGTATGGAGTAAGAAATTACTAGCAAACTTCTACAAGTCTACTGTGTTGGACGCAATTTGTAACACTGATTACCAAGGCGATATTTCTGGCCACGGTAGCAAGGTTCATGTTCGCCACACACCAACTGTGGGCATCTCGGATTACGATCCAGCTCACGCAACACCAATCACTAGCTATGCGGATCTTAACGATACTGAGCTAGAGTTGTTAATCGACAAAGCTAAGATGTTTGCTTTCAAGGTTGACGATGTATTGATGGCTCAATCTGATATTCAGCTAGTGAACGAGGCAACTCGTGATGCTGGTGAGCGTATGAAGATTGCTGTTGATAGCGATGTGTTAGGTGGTATTTACAGTGGCGTTGCTGCTGGCAATATCATTGGCGGAGCTACTCATAATCTTGCTCAGCAGATCACTAAGGCTAACGTTATCGATCATATCATTGATATGGGTAACAAGTTGGACGAAGCTGATCAGCCTGAAGCTGGTCGTTGGTTGGTTCTACCACCTTGGATCTGTTCAATGATCAAGAAGTCAGACCTCCAAAACGCTAACCAATCAGGTGATTCTACCTCGATTGCGCGTAATGGTAAGTTAGGCATCATTGATCGCTTTACGATCTACCAGTCTAACAACTTGCCTATTCGTGGTGACGATGGTGCTGTTGCGGCAGCAGCTGATGCTGATGCTCAGTACAAGATCATGGGTGGTACTACCCAGTTCGCTACGTTTGCTAGCCAGTTTGTTAAGACTGAAACCCTACGTTTGGAAAGCCGTTTCGGTGATGCCATCCGTGGCTTGAAAGTATACGGCTACAAAGTCGTACAGCCTACTTCTGGTGTTTTGTTAAACGCTAAGAAGGACGCTTAAATAAATGCCCTCATCTCGATTCGTTCGGGGTGGGGGTTTTTTTTGAGGAACGATTATGTCAGAAGGTGAAGCTCTAAAAATCGAGTCTGCGGTATCTGAAGCAGATCTAAAACTTATTGAAACCATGTCGAAAGATTCTCTTGAAAGCTACGTTAAGCAGCATTTCAGTATCGATATGGATAAACGCATCAAGGCCAGCCAGCTAAGAGCCGATGCTACGGAAATGGTCATGTCGGCTTTGGGTCTGAATAAGCCAGCGGTTGAGAAGAAAGAAACCAAGCAGCCAAAGAAAAAAGCCAGTATTCAGTTTGTTCGGAATCCTGTTGATGGTTTTCCTTACCCCACCGTTCCATGGGCTGAACTAAATCCTGAATGGCTATCATGCGATTCAAGTGGAAAGTTAATCTAGGAGTTATCCATGGCCGTCACGTTAGCCAAAGATATTATTAACCGAGCTAAGATCGTATTACAAGATACCGGCTCGTCAGGTACGCGGTGGCCAAACTCTGAACTTCAGTATTGGTTAAACGATGCTCATAAAGAAGTCATATTGTATCGGCCTGATGCCAATACTATTAACGAAGAGTTTACTCCTGTCGCAGAATCTTCTAAGCAGACTATTCCAGCTAACGGGTTGAGGTTGATGGAAGTTACTCGGAACACCGCAACAACTTCCACGTTTAAAGCTGCTCGGTTAATCCAACGATCTGTTCTTGATGATCAAGTTCCTGCATGGCATAACGCCACGCCTTCAACGAACATTGATCATTTTGTTTATGACGAGCGCGATCCCAAGACATTTTATTTGTACCCCCGACCTAATTCTTTAGCAAGGATAGAGATTATCTATTCAACATTGCCCGCTGAAATTTCGATTGTAAATGCAGACGAAACGTTCAATGCAGCAGCCGCAACTACGATGATAGGTATAGATGATATATACGCCAATGCTCTGTTGGATTTTATTCTGTATCGAGCCTATAACAAAGACGCTGAGTTTGCAGGCAATGCGACTCGTGCTCAAGTTCATATGATGGGCTTCGCTTCTTCATTGGGTGTTAAATCCAAGATCGACGCTTCTAGTGCGCAGATGAGAGCAGTTCAAGGCGCAGATGCAGTTAACTCTTAGGAATACCCATGGCTGATATAAAGTTAGAAGACCTTGTACCTGACGTTGTTGTCGAGATTCAAGGCGCACCTTCATTCACTATTATCCATTCACTTCGTAGGGCAACTTCTGAGTTGTGTGAGCGAACCCTCATTTGGGAGCACACGGAAGATACCTTGGATTTATATGCTGGTGAAGTAGAACATGATCTTCCCATTCCAAGAAACGCAGAACTTGTGCAGTTAATATCCATATCTCGAAAGGGTGCTGAGTTAATTCCAGTTCAAGTGAGAAAGATTTATCAGCAGCAGGGTGATCCAGAGGATGAGACTCGATGGGGTGTTCCTACTTACTACTCCACAGACGGCATATTAACCACGAGATTGTCACCCATCCCCTTGGCTGATGAAGAACTAGAGTGCCGACTTGCTTTAAAGCCTAAGCAAAATGCAACTACGATTCCTTACGAGCTAGGTGTTCGATGGCGCACTGCTATTGAGACTGGAGCCAAACACTTCCTTTGCATGATGGCGAATACCGAATGGTACGACCCCAATCGTGCGGCCTATTACAGGCAACTATTTGATCGTGAACTTGCTAGGGCAAAGGTTGCTCAGATGCAAGGTTACGACAGTACAAATCTCCGCGTTAAGTCAGTTCGATTTGGAGCGTAGGGGCGCTGGCCCAATCCTGCACTAAATAGTGCAACTTAAAACCTTATTTGGAGTTAGCAATGTCTAAGTTTTCTGATTATCTTGAGACTCAAATTCTCAATTCCACCTTGAAGGGTGGTACATTTCCTACTATTACTACAGCCTATTTAGCTGTATTCATCGGTGATCCTACTGACGCGGCTTCTGGTGGCGCTGAAGGTTCATGGACTAACTATGCCCGTCAAGCAATGTCATTTGGCACTATTTCTGGTGGAGCCGTTAACAGCTCAACTCAGATTCAGTTCCCTGCATTGGTCGGGTCTAACGTCACCATTAGTCACATCGGCATTTTCGATGCGGCAACCAGTGGCAACATGCTTTACCACACCAACTTGGCAACGTCCAAGACACTAACCGCTGACGATGTACTGTCGTTTGCTGTCAGTGGTGTTACGGTGACACTAGACTAAATGAATTTTTCCGCACTCAATACACACGCGATTGGTGTTATCTCTGCTTCGGCAGGGGTGGCAACAGTTGAGGGTGCGGCATCATTAAGTGCAGGGGCATCTGCTTCTGCTCAAGCAACTTTACACTCTCATGCTACTGCTTCTGTAATCAACTCAGTCGCATTAACAACAACGCAATCTGTTGTTCGTTTTGCCATGGCTACTGCCACACTAGGTTGTAACGCAGCTGCAAACGTAGAAGGGTATAGAGTTAAGTTTAGTAACGCTGAAATAGTTTGTGCAGCAAGCAGTGATGCTAATGCTGTAGTTCACAGGCAAGCAGTCGTGTACGTTACGGCTCAAGCAACAAATGTTGCTGTAGGATCGAGGGTGGCCTACGCGTCTGCTTCATTACAAGCAGAGTGTAACCTAACCGCTAACTCAGGTAAGGTCATCTTCGCTCAATCCACAATGGAAAGTGGATACTGGACAGCCCCAATTTACAGTTGGGTAAACACCTATAATGTCATCTGGCGTAATTCTGGGGTCTACAACCTAATTGGTGGTCTCCCCACAAACAATAGTGATGTTGCTGGTCGCTTCAGCGTCAGTGATTCTACTTGGCAGGCAGCATGGGGTTACGGCGGCTGGTTTGACAGGTACATTACAAATCAAAGCGACTACCAAACGGGATTGCCTTACCACACGGCGCAGGGTAGTGGTTCATCTTCTGTATATGCTTACTATGTACAGCAACGGCAAATTACAACTCAACCACAATGGGTTACAACTTTTCACTACCCAAGCGCAGCATTGTCTGCAACTGCTACAGTACATACAGTCTTTTACGGCACAGCTGATATTGCCGCTTTTGCTACATCTTCAGCTACTGCATCAAATACATTAAATGTTTCTGGGGACATTACCGCTAGCGCAGTAGTTACATCCTCGGCTTATAAGTCTAAGTCTGCTTCTGCCAACATCGCAGGCTCTTGCTCAGTTATAGCTTCAACTTCAGGCATAGTTTCAGCTGAATCTGATATAGCAGCATCAAGTGATGTAACAGCATCAAGCTACGTTATTGCTAACGCATCGGGTTCCTTTACTGGTTCAAGTCTAGCCATCTCAGTTGGTGAAAAGAAAGCAGTTGCTCACACGACTTTACTTGCAACGGCGGCAATGTCCTCTAGTGCAAATGCTTATCGAGGCGTGCAGGCATCTATCAATGCGACTGCCGATTCTTCCTCATCTACCTTTATAGTCAATCCAGCAACAGCCAGTGTCATCAGCTCTTGCTCAGTTCTATCAGAAAGCTCAGCGCAAGCCTCAGCCCAATGTTCTGTAGCGGCACAAGCTAATCTAAGTTCATCTGCACACTGTATCCTTCAATCAAGTGCTGGCGTATCCGCATCAAGTGAAGTCGATTCATCAACCTATGTCGTATGGGATGCCTCTGGTG